GCGGCCTGCTGCTTAGCAGCCAGTCCGCCGCCGAGAAGGCTGCCGCCGAGAAGGCTGCCGCCGAGAAGGCTGCCGCCGAGAAGGCTGCCGCGACAAAATGGCAGCTGTCGGATGCAGAGCGCGAAATCATCAACGGATTAAAGTGAGTGAGGAGGTGAGAGATATGCCAGCCAGCAAGCCAATCCCGCGGGAGGCGGACGGCACGGTGGACATCAAGCAGGCGCGAAAGCGCATGGCAGGGCACCGTACAAACGCCGAGATCGAGGCAAAAGCAAAAAGCGAGGTGCGGGCGAAGGAGCCGAAACGCATCACGGTGCCCAAGTATCTGCCGCAGGTGATGGAGGCGGAATATCGGCTGACTGCGAAAAAGCTGGTTGCCCTGCATATCTTTTCCGACCTCGATTACGACATGCTGGCGCGATATTTTATTGCTCGCGCCGCATGGCAGAACGCGCAGAACTGGGCGAACCGCGCGATCATGCAGGGCGACGCCAAGGAGGCGGGCAGCTGGACCAAGACGGCGAACGTTTACTTTGGTCAGTGCCAGAGCTGTGCGGCGGCGCTCGGTCTGAGTGTGTCGACACGCTGCCGTCTGGTGATGCCGGAGCCGCCCAAGGAAGAGGCCGACGAGGACCCGCTCAGCAAAATGCTGCGCGAGCGGGCGGAGCGCCGGAAGGCGTGAGGTTTGTCCGGGGCTGTGACGGACAGTGCAATGCCTGCTCGAGCTTCGACCTTTGGCGGCAGGTGAGTTTTGTGATATTTCCTCGCCTGTCCGTCAGAGCCTCGGACAGCTTCCTGCGCTGCGGCGGACGGTGGTCAGCCATTACGCCGTCCCCCACGTCAGAGTGGCAAGGATACAAGCGGGTGCACCCAGAATGCAGACGAGTGGGTGCGTCCGCCGGAGCGCAGGAGGAGAAAACAATGCAAGATCGAACAATCTGTCCGACTATGTGCCCGATGCTGAACGCCCAGGGCTTTTGCGAGAGCGCATGGCGGCGGGCAGGCCAGGTGCGGGAGTGTCCGCATAAGAAAATGCGCAAGGCGGTGTCCAGTTTGAACACCGAAAATAGGAGGAAAACAAAATGAAGAAAACCACTTTAATCGTGCTGGCTATCGTGGCCGCGCTGGTACTTATGATCGCCGCTGCGTTCGTGTCGGTCAATAACCGCGCGGTATCGGCGGAGGAACAGGTCAGCTCGGCAGCAGCTGACGTGCAGGTAGCAGAGAAACGCCGTGTTGATCTCGTTTACAATCTGGTGGACGCAGTAAAGTCCTATCAGACCTATGAGAGCGACACGCTGACGAAGATTACGCAGGCTCGCACTGCTGCTGCATCGGGCAAGGTAGAAGAAGCACAGATTACGTTAAATGCTGTTGCGGAGCAGTACCCGGAACTCAAGGCAAACGAAAATTACAAGCAACTCATGACCGAACTTGCGCTGACCGAGAACCAGATCGCGCAGTACCGCAACAACTACAATCAGCAGGTACGGGCATACAACAAGCTGGTACGGTCTTTCCCGACCGGTTTTCTGCTGAGGGTAATGAACTATCGGACAATCGACACGACCTACACGGACTACGATGCACCGGAAGATGCTCCGCAGAACCTGTTCGGTGACGGCGATGGAGATTAAGCCTCGTGAGATTGCGTTCAGCGTTGCAATCGTGTTTGTTATGGTGGCACTGGGATTTCTGCTCGGTAGCAAAATCAGTGACCATATCGCTGAGACAAACGAGGAATTTACCACGGCAACGCAGATTACAGACGATCAGCAGTTTCAATATGCGCTGGATACCGACTTCGGGAATGTCATCGCTTACGGCAATCTGGTTGCCGAACAACCCGTTTCGGCTGATGATTTAGATGGCGAATATGCGCAGCTGACCAAAATCACGGAGCAATATACCATGCACACGCGCGTTGTAACCTCTACGGACGGAAAGGGGCACACATACACTCGCACCGAGGTGTATTGGACGTGGGACGAGATTGACCGGAAGAAAGAAAGCACAGAAACATTTACATTCATGGGCGTATCGTTCCCGGCGGATAAGTTTTCCGTTACAGCGCACCAACAGGGCGATACAATCTATGACAGCAGACTTGTGCGGCATTATTACGAAGCTGTGGACGCAAATATGGTTGGCAGTATATGCACGCAAATCAAAGACCATACGATCGCAGACAGCAACCGGTTTTATGCCGATGCGGAACCTCAGGCAGTTATAGACCTTGCTGTAAGACAAGGTAATATTGCCATCTTTTTGTTCTGGGTATTATGGATTGTGCTGACCGGTGGTGCAGTATATGGTTTCTGTGTGTTGGAAAACCGGTGGCTGGATTGAAAATGCGGTGTCCAACTTGAACACCGCAGACAAAAAGTAAAATCCGGTGCTGTGACGGGCGGCAGCAGCTGCCCGAGAAACAACCTCCAAAATAATTTTGCGCAGGGCACGGCGGGAGCGGAACACCGCCGCGTCCGTCAGAGCACCGGAAACCAATTTAACAGAGCCGACGCGGGAAAGCGGTAGAGAGCCAGAGCCTGAGAGCCAGAGCCAACGAGCAATTTGTCTCGTCGGCTCTTAATTTTTGCTCGGAAAGGGGTGAGAGAGATGGCAAAGAAAGAAAAACGCCTCGACTACATCAGCAAGGTGGAAGATATCCGCCTGATTGCGAGCGGTGTGAACGCTGAGCACCGCACCATGACCTGGCGCGAGGCAACCGAGTATTGGGAACGCGACAACGGCACCGACGATTACGGCCGTGCGGCGCTGATGGCGTACCTCGGCATTGCGACGGCAGGCGAGTGTGCACTGCTGGATAATCTGGTTGACGCGCCGGAGGATGACGCACCGACAGAGGAGGAAAGTGAATGATGAAGAAAATCGTAGTCGCGCTGCTGTCTGACGCTCTGCTGTTGGGCGGCGTGGTTGTTATTATGGTTGGACTCTACACGATTTGGCCGCCGCTGGCCGCAATCGCGGGCGGTGTGCTCGCTATCTTGCTGTCGATTTTGATGGTCGTGTAAGGCGGTGCAGCAATGATCGCAGATAAGATTTTACACCGCATCCGTGGTCAGACCACGCTGACGCTGGACGACCCGACCGGATGGAGCACGGGCGGCAGCACCCTGTTCGGCGGCAAAGAAATGCAGGCCATGAAACTGCCTGCCGTCAATGCCTGCATCGAGATCATCTCGGACAGCGTGGCTAAAATGCCGATCTACCTGATGGACGGCGAGACCCGCGAGCGGGTGCCCGACCACCCGGCAGTGCGGCTGCTGACCGGCAGACCGACCGAGGCCCTGACCGCCTTTGACTATCACAAGCTAATGGAGTCGAGGCGTATTGCGTACGGCAACGCTTACGCGCTCATCCTGCGCGACAAGTGGGGACAGCCGGTGGAGCTGCTGCCGATCGCACCGGGCTACATGCTGCCGATTCTCGACACCAACGCAAAGCTGTGGTATGTCGGCATCAATCCCAAGACGCACGAGTTCCGCAAGTTCTGGCCGACCGATGTGCTGCATTACAAGGCATTCAGCACAGACGGCCTTGAGGGCATCAGCTATCTGCGCCGTGGCGCCGAGACCATTGAGGCGGCCCTGCAGGCGCAGCGGTACGAGAGCAACTACTACCGCAACGGCGGTCAGGTGAGCGGCATTCTGACAACTGACACCGACCTCTCGCCGAGGTCGACCACCCTCGGCGGCGAGAAAGTGGACATCAAAAGCAAAATCCGTGCCGAGTGGGAAAGCATCCACTCCGGAGCGGACAATGCTTACCGCATTGCGGTGCTGGATAACGGCCTCAAGTACACACCGCTGACCGCAACCAACCGTGACGCGCAGTTTATCGAGTCCAAGGCTGCCAGCGTCGAGGACATTGCCCGGCTGTTTAACATTCCGTTTTACAAGCTCGGCGCGGGCAAGGAGAGCTATGCCGCCAACACGCAGGCGGCCATCGAGTATATCCAGCGCACGCTGTCACCGATCGTCAGCGAGCACGAGCAGGAGGATACGCACAAGCTGCTGCTCGAGAGCGAGAGCGGCCGCGGCCTGCAGCTGCGCCGCAACATGATGGGCGAGCTGCGCGGAGACTGGACGGCTCGGGCTGCATGGTACAAGTCCATGCGCGAGGTCGGCGTTTACAGCGTGGATGATATCCGCGCACTCGAGGACCTGCCGGACGTGCCCGGCGGCGATGACCGTCTGGCAAGCCTTAACTATGTCCCGCTGGAGGACTGGCGGGACCTGAGCCGCCGCCGCAACGGAGCGGACGGCGAGGGACAGAAAGGAGTGACCCCATAATGGCAATCACAATGCCTAAAATCGACATTACGTTTGAGCAGCGTGCTGTGAGCCTGATCGGCCGCAGTGAGCGCGGTGTCGCGATCCTGATCGTGAGGGACGACACCGACAAGAGCTTTACGCATAAGCAGTACAGCGACCTCAGCGCCGCGCAGGCGGACAAGCACCTGTACACTGCAGATAACTATGCTGCCATCTGCGACATGCTGGGCTTTGCACCGTATCGGGCGCATGTGTTCCGCTGTGACGCGGACGGCGCTCTGGCGGATACACTCGCCGAGATCGGCAAGCGCGTCAAGACCGGCTGGCTGACCATTGCCGGTCAGAATGCCGCTGACGGTCTGGCACTGTCTGCATGGGTCAAGACGCAGGACAACACCAAGCACAAGACCTATAAGGCGGTCTGCTACAACCTGACCACCGCACCGGACGATATGCACGTTGTCAATTTTGTCAACGAGTCGGTCACCTACACGGACGACCGCGGCAAGAAAGACGGCGTGACCTATCTGCCGAGCCTGCTCGGTATCTTCGCGGTGTGCAACGTCACCCGCGGCTGCACCAACTACCTGTGCAGCAATCTCAGCGAGGTGCAGGAAGTTGCGGACAATGACGCGGCACTCGGCAGCGGCAAGTTTATTCTTGTCAATGATGAGGACGGCAATGTCCGCGTGGCACAGGGAATTAACTCGATGACCACGACCAACGGTCAGACCCAGACCGAGGACATGCAGTTTATCGAGACGGTCGAGGCGATGGACATGATGCGCGACGATATTACGTCCGTATTCCGTGAGACCTACCTCGGCAACTACCGCAACAGCCGCGACAATCAGATGATGCTGGTGGCCTCGCTCAACAGCAGCTATTTCCGTCAGCTGATGCAGCAGAGCATCCTGGACCCGGACTACGCCAATGCGGCAAGCATTGACGTGGACGCGCAGCGTGCCGCGTGGGTGGCATCCGGCAAGAGCGAGGCTGCCGACTGGGACGATGACACCGTTAAGGCCAACCCGTTCAAGAGGACGGTTTACCTGACCGCGAATGTCAAGATTCTCGGCTCGATGACCGATCTCATTTTCCCGGTCACCATGGCGTGACCGGATAACCTACAACAACAATTAAGGAGGCAAGACCTATGAAGAAGAAACTGCTTGACCTGCTCGCTAAGAAGCGCGGCATTGTAGACCGCATGAGACAGGCGGACGCGGCAGGCGATCAGACCGCATTTGACGCGGCGCTGGCAGAGAACACCGCCGTTGACGCGGAGATTGCCCGCGTAAAGGCAATCATGGAAGCCGAGGAGAATGTACCGGCAGAGCCGGAAGGCGTGCCGACCAGCGGCACCGATCCTCCGGCGGCAGAGCCGGTCAACAGCCGCGAGTGCGTGCATGCCTTTGCGGAGTGCATCCGCGCCCAGGCACGCGGCCAGCGTGCAGCCTTTGAGACCAACGCAGACGTTCTGCGTCGTGCCATGGCAGCCGAAAACGCCGGTGCCATGACCGAGGGTGTCGAGGCAGACGGCGGTCTGCTGGTGCCGCAGGACATCCAGACCCGCATTAACGAGCTGCGCCGCTCTCTGGTGCCGCTGTCCGACCTGTTTGCGGTAGAGAATGTATCGTTTCTGTCCGGCTCGCGTGTGGTAGATACCGCGCCGAACAAGGGCTTTACCAAGATTGACGAGATGGCTGAGATTCCGCAGGATGACAAGCCGGCATTCCGCAAGATTGCCTACAAGGTCGAGGACTATGCGCTGATCCTGCCGGTCTCCAACGACCTGCTGCGCGACACCGACGAGGCGCTGCTGGCGTACATCAGCCGTTGGCTCGCCAAGAAGCAGATCATCACCGAGAACAACCTGCTTGTCACCAAGCTGGCGGCTCTGGATGAATCTGCAACTGCGGCAACCACAGCCAACGTGGTGGAGACGCTCAAGAAGGCGCTCAACGTCACCCTCGACCCGGCAATCTCCGCAACGGCACACTTTGTGACCAATCAGGACGGCTTTAACGCCCTCGACCAGCTGGTGGACGGCAACAAGCGTCCGCTGCTGCAGCCCGACCCGACCGGCTCGACCGGCAAGCTGCTGTTTGGCCGCGGCATTACCGTAGTAAGCAACGGTATCCTCAAGACTGCGACCAGCAAGGCCCCGATCTACTTCGGTGATTTCACGCAGTACGCGACCCTGTTCCGCCGTCAGCCGCTTGAGATTGCATCGACCGACATCGGCGGCAACGCGTGGAAGACCAACAGCACCGAGGTCCGCGCGATTACCCGTCTGGACGCACAGGTGTTCGACTCCGAGGCCGCTGCTGCGGTATCTCTGACCATTGCGTAAGGACTGACCCAAGGGCGGCGCTGCTGCCGCCCTTCCTATTTTTAGAGAGGAGGAGGGCACAGAATGCCTGAATTTAATCCCAATCGCATTATGCACGGCAACGGCGGTCATGCGTGGTTTAACGGCAAAAAGCTGACTACCCTGCAGAGTGTGGAGGCTAAGGTCTCCGGTGATTTTGAGGAGATCAACGTGTGCGGTGATCCGGCTACTTACCGTGTATTTAACGGCTACTCGGGCGAGGGTACGCTAACCACGCTCAAGATCGACAGTGATGTGCTGAGCCTGATGGCGGCGGCGTACAAGTCCGGCGAGATGCCGACCATCACCATCATCACCAGCCAGACCATGCCGGGCACGAGCAAGACCGAGCGCGTAGCGTACAGCGACATCACGATTGACGAGTTCACGCTCGCAAAGTTTGAAAAGAAGTCCAAGACCGAGGAGGAAATCCCGTTCAAGTTCGGTAACTTTGAGGTTTTGGAGACCCTGTAAGGAGGCACGGCATGAGATACAGCTTAAACGGTCACATCGTGGCCGACAGTGACGCGCCTATCCTGCGCTGGTGGGGTATCCCGGCGGCCTGTCCGGCGGATATCCGCGGCGCGCTCGCCGAAAACCCGGAGGGTGAGGAATTTGTGCTGGAGATTAACTCCGGCGGCGGCTCGGTCTTTGCGGGTTTTGAGATGTACAGCCTGCTGCGCAATGCGTCCCGTCAGGGTGTACATACCCGCGCCGAGGTGCAGAGCCTTGCCGGTTCTGCCGCGTCTGTCGTGATGGCAGGTGCGGACACGGCGGCCTGCTCGCCGGTCGGTCAGGTGATGATCCACCTGCCGAGCACGGTCACTGAGGGCAATCAGGGCGTGCACCGTGAGAGCGTGCAGATGCTCGAGAGCATCATCGCGGCGTACGAGAGCAAGGTCGGCGGAAAGACCAGTCATGACGCACTGCGCCGCATGATGGACCGCGAGACCTTTCTCAGCGCCCGTGCGGCGCTGGACGCCGGTCTGATCGACGAGATCATCGGCGAGGAGCAGCCGGGCGAGCCGCTCAATCTGAACAACATTTACAACGCTTGCGGAGCTGTCCCTGATATGGACAAGCTGCGTGCAGCGTACATCGCTGCACAGAGCCAGAGCCAAGAGCCAGAGCCGCAGCCGGTGTCCAATTTGAACACCGCCCGCAAGCGGGCCATCGCTATCGCTGAGGCAGAACTCCGGGCGGTGGTCGTATGATCGACGCAGGACGGCTGGCAGCGCTCAAGGCGTATTGCCGCATCGACTACGACGAGGACGACAGTCTGCTTGAGGCTATCCTGGGCACAGTGGATGCGTATTTGCAAAATGCAGGCTGCACCCGCGAAAATCACGAGAACCTCTACGATCTGATTGCACAGGACATGACGCTGCGGCAGTATGATGGCCGCGACAGCGATACCGAGCACGCTGCAACAGCGCCGCTTGTGCGTCACATGCTGACACAGCTCAAGCTGGTCTGTGCATTTGGAGGTGCGGGCGATGGCAACACGAGTGTGTGATCTGCGCGACCGCGCCGAAGTATGGCTTGCCGCACCGGTGGAGCAGCCAAACGGCGAGACTGACTACTGCTACACCAAAAGCCGGACAATCTGGGCGGCCGTCAACCCGACAAGCGGGCGCACGGAGACGCTGACCGGTGACGCTGAGCGTGCCGAGATCACGCACCGCGTGGTCTGCCGGAGCGCCAGCCTGCCGGAGCTGTGCCTCGAGATGTACTTTATTATCCGCGGTCAGCGGCTCGATGTGTCGTACTGGCTGCCAATCTATAACCGCCGCGGCTGGGTGGAGATTTACTGCACACTGCGGCAGGGAGAGGTGACACGCGATGGCTCGTGATGGTTTTGACTGCTCGGAGCTGTTTGACTTTTCCGAAAAGCTGCTGGCGCAGCCGAAAGAGCTGGAGAAGGCACAGAAAAAGCTGCTCCGTGATCAGGGCAGCAAGCTGCGACGCAAGACAGCTCAGCAGGCGCGTGCGTCAGTCAACCGTACCGCAGTAAAGCGTGAGAAGTACGAGCGCGAAGCCGGACATTATCACAAGAGCATCAAGCGCGGCAGGGTGTACACCAAGCTGGGGCAAATGCGTATCCGCGTGTACTCCAATGACCCAATCGGCCATCTGGTCGAGAAGGGCTGGACGCCCAAAGCGCGTGACGGCTCTCACGGTAAGAAGCAGGACGGCAAGAACGTGTTCGAGGAAGCCGCAAAAGGCTTTGACGAGCAGTTTCAGCAGGCCGCTGAGGACGCTCTGGACGAGGTGATTAACAAGCTATGATCCGTTGGAAAGAGATAGACGACGCACTCGGTGCGGTGGTAAGTGCGGCACTCAAGGCCGCCAATCTGCCTGCTGTGCGTGAGCGCAAGGACGTTAAGGCGCCTCTGGTGCGGCGCAGTTACCGCATTGACGTTGGTCAGACCGACGGCATGGGCACGGACGACTACGCCGAGACCGGCTGCGACATCGAGATTTATTTTTATCCCGCCGACGGCACGCGCCCGCGGGACGAGCTGAACACGGCCGCTGACGCGATCCGCACGGCGCTGCGGGAGGGCGTGACCGTACAGGACGTGGTGCTCATCCCGGAGGACGATATCACCTGCGACGCAGACGGCGAGACGCTGGCAGTCATGCTGCGGCTCACCTGGATCGAGACCGCCGAGGAGACCGGCGAATTTATGGAGGAAATGGTATATGGATAAAAAGTTACTGGACGCGCTGGCGGCGAAAGCCGAGCAGCGCAAGGCTGACAAAGCCAAGGTCATTCAGTTTAAGGTCGGGGGTCAGCTGCTTGATTTTGTTAAGATCGGGCATACCGCACAGCTGGATGCTTATGAGGCATTTCTCGCTGCACGAGAGCAGCCGGCGCAGATGCTGAACATCGGCGCACAGCTGATCTACGACTGCTGTCCGGCATTGCAGGACCCGGAGCTGCACACCGCGCTCGGCGTGACCGACCCGTACGACGTTATCTGGGTGCTGATGGATGTCCGCGAGGTCAATTCGCTCGCGGCAGCTCTGTTTACCTGGCTCGGCCTGATTGACGGTGATGAGGATGAGGACCCGGCAAAAAACTGATTGAGCGCGACCCGGTGCTCGACCTTGCAGCATTTTACGCGGCACGAGGCATCACGCCGGAGCAAATTCGGCAGATGAGCTACGCAGACCGTGCGGTGCTGCGAGTCGGGCGGGCGCGCTGGTACGAGGATATGATAAACCTGATTGCGGCAGGAATCTGCCGCGCATATGCACCGGAGGAGGGACGGAATAGTGGCTAAAAATAAGGTTATCAACACCGTCCTGACGGTGCGGGATAATATGTCCGGCGGTTTGGTCAAGGCCGCTCAGAACGCGAAAAAGTCCGGCAAGGCAATCGACAGCAGCATGATCTCCGCTACGCGCAGCGTGGTGGCGTTTAAGAATAAGTCGGTCGCAGCCTTGAAGGACTACGCAAAGAAAGCCGGTGCGGCAATCGTTGCCGGTACAACTGCCGTGGCAACCGGTCTGTCGGCGCTGACGCTCAAAAGCGCACTTGCCGCCGATGACCTTAACACTCTGGCAAAGCAGAGCGGCTTTTCTACTGCCGATATCCAGAAATGGCAGTATGCATCGGACCTGATCGACGTATCCATTGACGATATCGTCAAGTCTGCAGCAAAAATGAAGAAGAACATGATCTCGACCAGCACAACAACGGTCGATGCATGGAATCAGCTCGGCATTAAGGTCAAGGACAGCAACGGTCAGCTGCGTAACAGCACAACGGTCTTTTACGAAACGCTGACTGCGCTGTCAAAAGTGCAGAACGAGACCGAGCGCGACACACTGGCAATGACCCTGTTTGGCAAAAGTGCGGACAGCCTTGCGGGTATCGTCGATGACGGCGGTGCCGCCCTGCAGGAGCTGGCCGGTAAGGCTGAGAAGGCCGGCGTTATCCTCTCGCAGGACACGCTGGACAGTGCGAATGCCCTCAACGATAAGGTGGACACGCTCAAGGCCACCGTCAAAGGCTTTGCAGGCAAGGTCGGCTCGGAGCTGGCCGGTCGTGCGTCTAAGGCGCTGGATGTTGTCGGCTCGCATTTTTCCAAGGCGTTCAACGCCAAGCCAATGGACTGGCTTAACGGCAAGCTGGACACGCTGATGGCAAAGCTCGACAGCTGGATTGCCGGAGGCGGTCTGGAACGACTGGCGGATCTGCTGGTAAACGGTGTGCAGCTCGGCGCCCAGAAGGCAGGCGATATGCTGCAAAAGGCCGGTGACTCAATGGCATGGTGTAAGGAGCATACTAAAACGCTCAAGACTGGCGTCAAGCTGTTGGCGGCGGCTTTCGCTCTTGTGAAGTTGGCGGAGTTTAACCGAACAGTAAGTTCTGGTGGAAATGCACTGCTTGGACTTGGCAAAACTGTGCTGACAATGACTGGTTTGTTGGGCGGACAAGCTGCGGCGACAAGTACAGCAACGGTAGCGCAGACTGGCTTAAATGCTGCTTTGCGGGCTAACCCAGTAGGTTTTGTAATCACGGTGTTGGAAGCGCTGATCGCAGTTGGTGTATTAGTGTATAAAAACTGGGACTGGCTCAAGGCCGGTGCGCAGAGCCTTTGGAACAAGTTTAAGGATGTCAGCATCCGGATCGGCACGGCCTTTTCCGGTGCGTTCAATAAGGTTAAAAATGCCGCTAAGACGGCGCTGGAATGGGTAGCAAGCAAGCTGTCGTGGCTTAATGACAAGATTGAGAGCATCCCCATCCTCGGTAGCTTGTACAAGGGTGCCAAGGGTGCGCTGGGCAACGCTATCGAGTGGGTAGACAATGCCACAACGGGCAATCGCTCGGGCACGTCCACAGGTACGACCCAGACCAAGACCAGCAGCAAAACGACTACAACGGCCGGTCCGGTCAAGACCACGACCTCGACCACTACGACGATACCTAAGCCGACACCCAGCAGCCTGCTGAGCCTGCCGGGCCTGCCGGGCCTCGGCAAGGCAACCGGCACGCCCTACTGGCGAGGCGGCCTGACCCGCGTCAACGAGCGCGGCGGCGAGATCATGAACCTGCCGAGCGGCACGCAGATCATCCCGCATGATGTGTCTGTCAAGGCGGCAGGCGGTCGGAGCGTGACGGTCAACGTCAACATCCAGGGCAACGTGATCGGCAACCGTGAGTATACCGAACAGGTCGGTGAGTACGTCGGCCGCAAGGTGCTGGCGGCGCTCGGCAACACATAAGGAGGTGCGGTAAGTGTACAAGATTATTTTCAGCGTAAACAACAATGAAGAGGTTTGGACGCTGCCGCACTGTCCACCGGATTTCCCGATTCCACAGCCGGAGCAGCACCACGAGACCTACGAAGGGCTGAGCCGCGACTATCGCCGCATCGGCACGCTCGGTCTGCGGCACATGGAGTGGACGGCGCTGCTGCCGGTACGCCGGTACTCCTTCATGCCGTCCGAGGCATCTGCGGATGGTTGGGCGTATGTCGATTTCTTCGACCGGTGGCGCGACAAGAAGGTGCCGTTCCGCCTGATCGTGCTCGACAGCAAGGGCGCGGCACGGCTTAACATGCCGGTGACGGTGGACAGCTTTGATGTTACCGTGCGAAAAAACGGCGATCTGGAGTACAGCATTGCCGTGACAGAATACAGATTCATCAAATGAGGAGGTGCGCCGATGGCGGCAGGATATGTCGATGACCACAAGCTGATATTGTACCGCGACGGCGCACAGCCGCGCGACATCACCGCGTTTGCGAGTGACATGACGCTGACGGACGACCTCGACACGCTGGCGGCAGAGCTGACGTTTAAGACGTTTATCTCGCCGTGGGACAAGTACACGCCCAAGCTGGCGCTCGCGCCGGGCGATAAGGTGCGCGTGACCAATCAGGGCAAAACGGTCTTTTCCGGCATCATTATCACGGTGACGCTGGACGGCGGTGTTACCGCTTACGACCGTGGGTGGTATCTCAACAAGTCGGAAATCGTGCTGCAGGTCAACAACCTTGCCGCCGATCAGGTCATCCGCAAGGCGTGTGCCAAGGCGGGCGTGACAGTCGGAAAGGTGTGCAGCCTGCCGACCAAGATCACGCAGCTGTGGACCGGCAGTACGCCCGCTGACATTATCAGCGATGTGCTGAACACCTGCACGTCTGCGACCGGAAAGCAGTACCGCCACCGCGTGGACGACAGCGGCCTGCAGGTCGAGGCACTGCCGACCACGCCCATCAAGGCGATGCACAAGCCGGCGAAAAATATCGCCGCATTTGACATCACCTGGGCGCTCGGTCAGGTGAGCGGCGAGGACAGCATTGAGGACACCTACAACGCTGTTGTCATTGCCGCCGAGGACGACGGCAAGGCGTACATCGGCGCACAGGCCAGCAACGCGGCGTCTATCAAGCGCTACGGCTTTATGCAGCACATCGAAACGGTCACGGAGAACCCCGGTACGGCTGTGCTTGGCCAGATGGTCAAAAACCTGCTGAAAAACGCTGACAAGGTAGGGCAGACGCGCTCTATCTCCGAGATTTGGGGCTGTGATGAGGTGACAAGCGGCGTGGTGCTGCGGTTTAACTCTCCGGCGTTTGGTATCAAGGGCAACTTCCGCATTACGCGCGTGGAGCATCACTACGGCGGTGCAGGACACACGATGGCGCTCGAAATCACGGCGCTCGAGCAGGTGCGAGCCGCCGCCGAGGGCAAGACCGACGCGGCAGCCATCAAGGCCGCCAGCACGGACAAGGTGCAGGTGTTCGGCCTGCCCGATCTGTCCGGCGGCAGCGACGGCGGCTCGGGCGGCACCATTGTCAAGGCGTTGTTTACCGCCTACTATCCGGCTAACAATGCGCTGGAGGGCGGCTATCTGGATGCACAGGGCAACAGGCTCGACCCAAGCAAGCACACCTGCGCCGCACCGCCGTCTGTGCCGTTTGGCACCAAAATCACGGTGCGCGACACGGGCACAAGCCTTGACGGCACGACCTACACGGTCAACGACCGCGGCGGCGCAATCCAGATCGTGAACGGTGTGTACCACTTCGACCTCTTGATGTCCTCGAACGCTGAATGCAACCGCTGGGGACGCAAAAACGGCTCTGCGATCATCGGCGGCTCGGGCGGCGGCTCTGGCAGCGCGGTGTCGTTTGTCAACACGGCACTGGGCGAGGTCGGTTACAAGGAGTCCGGCAAGGACATCAACAAGTACGGCCAGTGGGCAGGCCACAACGGCGTTGCGTGGTGTGTTTATTTTGTTTGCTGGTGTGCGTATAAGTCCGGCGCACCTATCCCGACGAGCTACGGCTACGTTGGCGATATGAGCAGCTATTTCAAGGCTCGCGGCAAGTACAAATCGGCAGGCAGTTACAAGCCCAAGGCGGGTGACCTGATGATTCAGGGCGACCGACATATCGGCATTGTAATATCGGCCGGAGCATCGTCGTTTGAGACGGTGGAGGGCAACTCCTCCAACAGCGTCAAGCGCGTAACGCGCAGCTATGGTGAGGTGTCCGGTTTCTGTACGCCGTGGGGATAACACAAGATATTGTATACTTGTGGATAAAACTGTGGAAGATGTGGAAAGGAGTGCGTGCCTATGGCATGGGATACGGCACTGGCGCGGGTCATCCGAGAGACAAGCCGTGCCGAGGTCAACCGCAAGCCGCAGCCGTGGTACAGAGCCGAGGTTGTGCAGGTAACGCCCAAGCTGATCTTTGCGATTGCAGACAAGGAATTTAAATTTGATAGCAGCACCGGCCTGATTATGACCGCGACCGCCCGCGCAAAAGAGTGGAAGGTTGGCATGCAGGCGGCGGCGCTGCTGCATGGGGCACAGCTGCTGGTTTTGGACAGTCTGTAACGGAGGAGGTGCAGCGGAATGTTTGACGAGGAGCAGGCGCAGTTTGTCTGCGATTTTCTGGAGTGCCTGACGTGCTCCAGCGGTGTGCCGCTGCGCCTGATGGACTGGCAGCGCAACATGATAACCGAGTTTTACGGTCAGCTGATCGAGGACGAGGACGACCCGGCAGGCAGCTACCTGCGGCGATACCAGTATCTCTATCTGGAAATCGCCAAGAAGAACGGCAAGTCGGAAATCGCTGCCGGTCTGGGTGTGTATCACCTGTTTGCCGACGGCGAGATCAACGGCGAGGTGTATGTCGTAGCAGCTGACCGCGACAATGCGGGCATCGTCTTTGCGGCGGCCAAGTACATGGTCGAGCAGAGTCCGGCGCTGAAAAAGCGCAGCCGCATTGTGGACAGCGTTAAGACCATCTACGACGAGACGAGCGGCAGCAGGCTCAAGGTGCTGTCCAGCGAGGCGTACAGCAAGCACGGCTACAAGCCGAGCTGCGTTATCTTTGACGAGCTGCACGCCCAGCCGAGCCGCGACCTGTGGGACGTTATGACGTTTGGCTCCGGTGACGCTCGCCGTCAGCCGGTGTGGATCGTGCTGACGACGGCCGGTGACGACCCCGACCGGAAGAGTATCGGCTGGGAAGTGCATGAGAAGGCGCTCGCTATCTACCGATGGCGGCGCGGCGCGAGGGATGAGAAAGCCTACGATGACCCTCGGTGGCTGCCGATCATCTACGGCCTCGGACTGATCGAGGACGAGGACGAGCTGAAAAACCTCAACATTTACGACGAGGACCTGTGGCGGCGGTGCAATCCGTCGCTCGGCAAGACGCTCAAGCTGGCGACTATCCGCGCCCAAGCGGCGGACGCGAAGAAAAGCGAGGCCGCCGAGCGGCTATTCCGGTGGCTGCGGCTTAACCAGTGGATCGCCACGGCGACTGTCGGGTGGATACCGATAACCATCTACGACAAAACGCAGTGGAATCCGCCCGGCTGCAAGGACTGGCGCGAGGCCGTGCAGCTGCTGCGCGGCAAGACCTGTTACGGCGGCGTTGACCTCTCCAAGAGCACCGACCTTACCGCCTTTGTGCTGGTGTTTCCGCCGCAGGAAGGTTTGGACAGGTGGGTGGCTCTGCCTACCGGGTGGATGCCGCTTGACGGCATTGACGCACGCGAGCGCGAGGATCATGTGCCGTACCGCGACTGGATACGCGCAGGATTTCTGCACGGCTGTGAGGGCGATATCATCGACTTTGAGGCTGTGGCTGACGCTGTGGTGCAGGCCGCACAGGATTACGACCTGCGCATGGTCGGCTTTGACCCGTATCTGGGTGCGACCGTGATGCAGCGCATCCGCGAGCGGCTTGCCGGTACGGTGACCGAGGTTGTCGAGATACCGCAGGGTATCCGCAGCATAAGCCCGCCGATGAAGGAGCTGGAGCGGCTCATCCGAGCGCATGAGATGCTGCATGTGCACAACACGGCAGCACGGCAGTGTTTCCTCAATCTTCGGTGTGTGTCGGACGATAACGAAAATATTAAGCCAACCAAAAAGCGGAGCCGCGGACGCATTGATATCACGGTCGCGTGGATCATTGCGTTTGCGACGGCGATGCTGCAGCCTGCACCAACGCTGGCGGACAGCGTGGCGGCTGCTGATTGGCATATGTGAGGTTAGGAGGTGTCGGCTATGGCCGATGTGTTTCCGGTTATCCCGGAGGAGCTGCCCGCGCAGGTCGCGGAGAGCATTGGGCGCTCTCCGGAGTTTGTGTTCCATGAGGACGGACGCTCGGGCAGTTTTCAGCTGATCGACGGCGCTCTGGTCGAGCGGCAGGGCATTGAGGCGGTCAAGCAGTGGCTTGAGCTGATGCTGCGCCAGAAACCGGGTGCAATCCCGATCTACCGGACGAGCGGCACGACCCAGCCGGGCGTGGAGGCGGTCAGCCTTGACCGGCGCGTGCCGGAGGGCTGGATTTTTGCCGAGATTGAGCGCAACGTGCGGGAGACCGCCGCGTTCTGCCCGGCCATCCGGTCGCTCGACAGTTTTAAGTTTACGCGCGTGCGGCGCGGCGTGGAGGTACGCTTCACGGTTCGGCTGCACACCGGAGAGAGTGAGGAGGTGACGACGTATGTCAGCGAGTGACATTTTAGACGAGATGCTCGGCAATATGCCGGAAAGCTATCAAAAGACCATCGGCTTTCCGACGTATGACCTTTTAGCCGCAGTCAGCCTGCGGATGGAGGGCACGGACACGGCTATTGACGAGGCCAAACAGCAGCTTGACCCCGAAAACCTGCACGACAGCGCTCTTGACCGTTACATCTATCCGCGCTCCGGCTTGGAGCGCAAGGCGGCGACCTTTGCACACGGCCGCTTGACCGTCACCGGCACAGGCACGGTCGAGCAGGGCACGCTGTTTGAGTCCGGCGGCGGTGTTCAGTATTACGCAACCGAGACCGTAGCCATTGAGGGCGAGGGCACTGTGCCGGTCACCTGCACGGTGGACGGTACGGCAGGCAATCTGCCCGCGCACAGCGTGACGCAGATGCCGGTGGCAGTGCAGGGCATTGCCTCGTGTGATAACCCTGAACCGATCGGCGGCGGTTATGCGGAGGAGTCGGACAGTGAGTATTATGCCCGGTACCTGCTGCGGCTTCGCACGCCCGCGACGAGCGGCAACATCTACCACTATCAGCAGTGGGCGCTTGAGGTGGCCGGTGTCGGTCATGTCAAGGTGTTCCCGCGGGTGCAGGGCGTCAACACGGTTGACGTGGTAATCGCGGACAACGCCGGTCAGCCTGCCGACACGGCACTGGTCAAGGCGGTGCAAGAGTACATTGACCCGGAAAGCGAGGGAGCCGGTAGGGGACAAGCTCCGATCGGTGCACAGTGCTTTGTCTCCGCTGCGACCGGCAAGGCCATCACGGTCAGCTGCAAGGTGTTCAAATCGGACACCGCGGAGGCGGACAGCGTGACGGCGGCAGTCAAAGCGGCGGTCGCGGGGTATCTCGCGGGGACTGTGTTCGTGCAGGCCTACGTTTCTTACGCGCAGATCGCGGCGGCTATCCTGTCGGCCTACGGCGTTGTGGACTTTGAGGGTCTGGCGGTCGGCGGCGGCACAAGCAACATCGCGGTCGGTGAGCGCGAGTGTCCGGTGCTCGGAGAGGTGACAATTACCTATGGCTGAGTTTGATAACATGCTGCGCAGTCTGCCGGTGGCGTACCGCACAGACAAGTGGGTGTGCGACCTGCTTGACGCGATCCAGTCGCTGGACGACACGCAGCGCGCGGCTATGCTGGACGCAGCGGCACAACTCTACCCGGACAGCATGACATGGCTGCTGGAGACCGAAGAACGGGCGGCCAACCTGCCGTCGATCGGCACGCTGGAAGAGCGCCGCACGGCACTGATCGCACGCTGGCGCGGTGCCGGCAAGTGCGACGTTGATCTGATTCAGCGCGTGTGCGACTCGTGGAAAAACGGCGAGATCAGCGTCGGCTTTGCAAAGGGCGTGATCGTGCTGACGTTTGTCGGCGCGTACGGCGTGCCCGAGGCGGCCGAGCTCGCGGCGCTGCAGGACGCGGTGGAGCACACGATCCCGTGCCATCTGGCGGTGAGTTATCTCTATCGCTATCTGCTCGTGCGCGAGGTGGACGGGATGACGCTCGATGAGCTGCAGGGGCACACGATGCATGATTTTGCGTTTTAGGAGGCGAGAAAATGGGTTTGAAAACAAAGCTGCTCGAGCTTTTCAAATACGAGCCGGACAAGGACGGCGCGCAGACGTTCAACATCAAGTCGGCGCTCAACGACAACTGGGATAAGATCGAGGCGTGGGCGCAGAGCGTGAAAACCGCGCTCACGAAGCTCGTGCCGACGAGCCGGAAGGTGAATGGGAAGACGCTGACGAAGGATGTGACGCTGACTGCGGCCGATATCAAAATGCCCGACAGCGAAGAGGACGTAGGGGCGGCTATGGCAAAGCGAGCCTTGGCGAAGGAAACGCTTACGTTGGCAGGCGATATTAACGCAAAAAGTGATTTTCCACGCGGTAAAAGTTTGGTATTCCGCACAACAGACTCAGATTGGGACGGAAACATGCCGTCTGAATACGCCGCGTATGCTAAACTGCGTTCTTCGCTGTCTGGCAGCTACGATATGTGGTTTGGCGCTTCAGATTGCCGTTTTTGGTTTGCACGTGCAGGAGATGATGCTATCCCGGCACGCAATATCTGGTATGAGGTCGCCCGTTGCGTTGCGCCAGAGGTGCATGATTTACCTCTGGCTGATGGCTGGCAGGCATACGGCGAAGGTCTGTGCTGGTACACTCGTAACCAGTTCAAGGAGGTAACTATCGGAATGCTATTACGCAGCACATCGGCGCTTACTAGTGATGGAGCTCAGTTTGCTACATTGCCGGAGGGTTTTCGACCCAAAGTAACGGTAATAGCGCCAGTAAACGTCACAGCGAATGACTACAGTCATTCAGCTTGTCATGTTACCATCAATCCGGATGGCGGCGTTTATCTGCATTTTGATGCATCGTCGCTGTCCGGAAAGACTGTACTTCAGCTGCTCTGTCCGGTTTTCCATTACCCAGCCAAATAGGTGATTTCACCGTAAACCCAGTTGATACGAGTATCGGCACCATAAAACCACATTTTGCCGTCTGGCTCTATGTGCAGCTCTGCGGTCGGGAGCCCATTACCGAAAGATTTGCCGTCGCCGCCAACAGCCGCAGCGATGACAGTAGACGGTCTATACCCCTCGGGCATTGTGCAAATAGTTTCCCGCTCCACAAATGCCGTACTCTCGCCTCGGAAGATGCAAAAGTTCAGGTGCACAATACCCTCTTGGGTCTTGTAGTAGGTATTGGCATATGATTGTGCTGGAAATCCACTTGCCAACGGCAGTCCATGCACTTCGGGTGGTGCGCAGATAGCAAGTCTCTCCCAATCATCCCAAAGTGTGGCTTCGTCACGGTAACGTCGTATAAACAAGGCGTTCCACCGCATATCAAACCGCATTTGCATTCCCCATGGGCCTGATCTCCAACCAGGCAATATGAGACAACCGCCAGAACCGTTAAGTTCAGAGTCTTTAGAGCCATCTAAGCTTAAATATTCGTATTTTACATGTTCTTTAAGGTTAATTCCGGTGCCTAGGTTGTCATTGTACCCAAGGCGCTTTGCCGTAGGCGCCCTTAAAGAAAGAAGGTGATTTTATGGATTTACGAGATTGGCTGCAAGCGATTGCGCTCTCGACATTAGCCTTTGTACCGATCGCATTAGGTATGTTGCTGGGAACGCGCGACGGCCTCCGTAGGGGGCTGCGTGACAACGCAGGGAAGATTAAAAGTATGAATAACGCACTGAAAGACGTAGAAAAGGAGCTGAGAAGGTATGAAAACTGAAAAGCACTGCAGCGTCATCGACACTGAGGGCAAGCACGTGACTTACGTGCTCGTAAAAATCCGTGACAAGCCGCTGGAGGATGGCGGCACGGAGCGTGTCGAGGAGGTGCAGAACTACACCTTAAAGGACGGCGAGCAGCTCGTCGACGCGCAACCGCCGGTTATGCGGACACACGCCGGCAGCACTGGCTTTATTTCGCCGGTCTGGGACGGCAGTCAGTGGGCTGAGACCGCCACTGCCGACGAGATCACGGCATGGGAGCAGGAGCACCCGGCGCCGGAGGTCAAGCCGGCACCGAAATCTAACGCAGAACTCGAGGCAGAAAATGCAACGCTGCGTCAGCAGGTATCGGCGCTGGCCGACCAGCAGTCCTTTTATGAGGATTGTATTGCAGAGATGGCAGAAGTCGTTTATGCGTAAGTTGTTGGCGGAAATCACCTTAAAAATCTACATTTTATTATCAGAAGGAGAGTTAGAAATGATGGCTATGCTATTCGCGCAGAGAGTTATTCTCGAAAAGTGCACTTTTGAGCAGGTACCTAAGAAACTGAAGAAGCAGGTTGCAGAGATCCTCGTAGAGGAATGCGGCATGCCGGAGCTTGTCCCGGCGGAGTACGGCGGCACGAAGGACGTAGCGGCCGCGTAAACGGCTGCACGGGCGCCTACGGCAAAGCGCGATGTGGAGTACGGCGTAATTGCGCCCGAAAACCTGCAGGAATGGGCCTCTGCACAGACCGCAGGCGGTACATTTATGCTGACGCCAAGGACTGCTAAAGGTGTGCCATATCCGCTGTATTGGCGAGGCTTATTAACAGGTGATTTTCCAGGTAATGATCGCGCACTGTTGATTTTTACTGACGATGTAATGCATCGAGCCTGCACCGGAAGCGGTAAATGGGGTGGACCATGGCGAAAGGTTGCGGATTGTATTGCGCCGGAAACGCATCAGCTGCCGCTTGCAGACGGCTGGACGAAATTTGACGCGACCTGTCGTTACTACAAGACCCAAGAGAGTATTGTTATCGTCAGCATTGCCGCTCGAACAACACAAAGTTTTCGAGTGTCCGCAGCGTTGGCAACATTGCCAGAGGGTTTTCGCCCGGCTGCCGATCTGGAAGTACCGGCAATCTTCAAGGGTTCGCGTCGGCTTGTGACGATTAAGGCAACATCAGATGGTAATTTGTTCGTTGATCTTACCGATCAACCTGGTGTAGCAATTACCTCCGACGATTATTTCTTCGCAACATTTGCGTTTATGAGTTAAGTCGCCGCTGGATATGTCAACTGAGCAAAGATTAAATCCACGTCCGAATAATCGCCTTGAGTAATAATTGCGCCGGTCGAAGTAATGAATAGCTGTTCTGCGTGAAAAGGATTGCCGTAGCTTTGTACGAGTGCGGGGACAACAATATCCCAATCTGGCCGAAAACCTTCTGGCATAGTGCCGATTGTCTTCATTGCGGACCAATGTGTATTAGGTCGTACTCGAATGCTTACAAAAACGCGGCCGAATTGATCGCGTGAATAATGGCTTGTATTTATATCGCCTGCAATATTTAAAGGCAACGAATGCACCTCTGGCGCAACGCACCGTGCAAGCTCATACCAGATATCGCGTGCCGGGATAGCATCATCTCCGGTACGTGCAAACCAAAAACGGCAATCTGAAGCGCCAAACCACATATCGTAGCTGCCAGACAGCGAAGAACGCAGTTTAGCATACGCGGCGTATTCAGACGGCATGTTTCCGTCCCAATCTGAGTCTGTTGTGCGGAATACCAAACTTTTACCGCGCGGAAAAGCACTTTTTGCGTTAATATCGCCTGCCAACGTAAGCGTTTCCTTCGCCAAGGGTCGCTTTGCCGTAGGCGCCCGTGCAATATCATGTTACAATGATGGCAAAGGAGTGTGTGCGCTATGACTGCAAAAATGGACCTGTTAGCTAAACTGACCGCTTTAATGCCCGAATGTGCGGGCGAGATTGCGAAAATCTTGCATGACTACGAGATTATGCCTGCCAAGGTGTATGAGCGGAGCAACCTGCCGAGGCGTGTTGACGCTTTCCTCGCGGCGAAGCGCATCGACGGCTGCCGTCCCAGGACGCTGGAGGGCTACCAAGAGCGGCTCAAGGTGCTCATCGGCAGGTGCAAGAAGCCTGTGCAGAAGATCACGACGGATGATTTGCGAGAGCACATCGCGTATCTGGTGGACGAGCGCCACCTCAAGGACAACAGCGTGCAAGCGCACATCAACTGCCTGCGGAGCTTCTTTCAGTGGCTGACGGATGAGGACGCGATCCGAAAGAACCCAATGCGCAAGATCAAGTCGCTGCGTATCGACAAGCTGCGTGCCCGGCATCCGCTGACGGCCGAGCAGTTGGAGCTCATCCGCGATGGGTGCAAGGGCTACAAGGAAAAGGCTTTGGTGGAATTTCTGGTTTCGTCCGGCTGTCGTGTGTCTGAGGTCGCCGGACTGCGCGTGCAGGACATCGACTGGCAGGAACGTAAGTGCAAGGTGATCGGCAAGGGCGGCAAGCAGCGCACTGTGTATTTCTCGGTGAGGGCCAAGCTCATGCTGCAGCTGTACATCGAAGGCCGCAAGGGAGGAGAAGCGCTCTTCTCCAGCAGCCGTGCGCCCTACGAACCGCTGTCAGATAGAGGTATCGAAAAGATTATCTCTAAGCTGGGCAAGCGCATCGGCATGGAGCGCCCACTCTATCCGCATCTCATGAGGCACACCTTCGCGTCGCACGCGCTGTCGGCTGGCATGGACTTGACAGTTATTCAGCATTTGCTCGGGCATACGGATCCAAAGACCACGCTCATCTATGCGGAGATCAATCCAATCCGCGTACAGTACGAATATAATCGCGTTATCGCGTAAGAAAGTAGGTAAAAATCATGGAAAATGTAGCGCATTTTAAGGCTGCGATTGCAGCAATCATCGCCATTCTCACCGCGCTCTGGGGGTGGTTCGGCTGGTTGGTCGTGCTCTTTATCTTTTGCATGGCTGTTGACTTTCTCACCGGCTCGGCGGTGGCGTGCCGCGCCGGCAAGTGGTCATCCCCGGCCGCCAGAGACGGCATCTGGCACAAGTGCGGCAGCATCGTCGTGGTCATTGTCGCAGGCGTCGCCGATTTGCTGATCGGCACGCTGATCGGACACATCCCCGGCGTTACGCTGCCGTTTGAGTACACTGTGCTGCTGTGCCCGATGGTAGTGGTGTGGTACACCCTTACGGAGCTCGGCAGCATCGTCGAGAATGCCGTCGCGCTCGGCGCGCCGGTGCCGCAGTGGCTGCAGAAGGCGCTCGCGGCAGCAAAGGACGCAGTGGATAAGTTAGGGGAGGAGAACGATTGATGAACATTCCGTTTCTGCAGGCTGACCCGAGCAATTTCTATTCCGGCCGAGGCGGCAACAGTATCAAGTATATTGTCGTACACTATACGGCAGGCAACGGCGATACGGCGATGAACAATGCGCAGTATTTCCACAACAACAGCGGCTTGCAGGCATCGGCGCATTATTTTGTCGATGAGCACAGTGTTGTGCAGTCTGTCCGCGATACAGACGGTGCATGGCACTGCGGCGGTCCTCTGGAAAGCTCGCATCACCCGCTGCATAACATCTGCATGAACCGCAACAGCCTGGGGGTGGAGATGTGCAGTGACATTGTAGGTGGTAAGTACACCATCACGCAGCAGACGGTAGACCGCACGGTTGAACTGGTGCGCTGGCTGATGGACAAGTATGGCATCGACGTGGATCATGTCGTACGGCATTACGACGTAACGGGCAAAGACTGTCCCGAGCCGTGGGTGCGTGATGAGAGCCTGTGGCGTAAGTTCAAGGCGCGACTGACAGCTAAGGACCCGATTGAGGAGGAGATTAAGGCTATGACCGATAAGGAGTTTGCACAGTACATGGATCGCTATCTGGCGGCCAAGGCCAACCAGCAGCCGCATCCGTATGCGGCCGAGGCGTGGTCTAAAGCAAAGGCAGCTCGTATTGTAGACGGCTCCAAACCGCAGTGCCCGCTCACCCGTGAGCAGCTTGTGGTTATTCTGCAGAGGCTCGGTTTGCTCAAGTAATAATTACCCTGGTGTTCGATTTGGACACCAGGGTTTTGTTTTGTCATTTTACACAAAATATGACTTGCTTTCTGTATAACATATACTTTATATAAACTCTATATTGTTATTGACTTTATATAAACTCTATGTTATAATAAGACCATAGAAAAGGGAAGGGAGCAATTAAAATGACTTACAACTTTAAGGGCAGCGAAAAGCAGATCAAGTGGGCAGAGGACATCGCAGCAGAGGCATTTGGCGAGCTGGACGCACTGGATCACAATATCGACAATATCCCGGGCTACCAGCTGAACCACGAGGCGGTTGAAGAAGTACGCAAGAGCCTGGTCGATGCATTTGCGCAGCCTCAGATGCAGGATGCACACAATGTGATTGATAAGCGTAATATGCTCTCTGCCCAGAAGATTGAAAAGATGGCACGTGAAGTTTACCGCGATAACGTAGTTTATGATGCCGAGACGCACACGTTTGTCGCACGTCCGGAAGAAACCGCAGAAGGCGAAACCGAGGATTTTTTGGCTGAAATGCTGAAAATGAAAAGCGAAGTTGTTTGCAGCAAGACCTTTACCGCTAACGATGACAAGGCTACGGCAACGGCTAAGCTGACGATCACACGTGACACTAAGACCGGTGAGGTAGTCAACAGCAGTGTAGGCGTAATGACCAGTGGCGGCTGGTTTTACAACACGCAGAATTATGGTCAGGCGCTCGATACCGCGCAGGCAATCGTCGAGCACTGGAACGCAGGTGACTATGAGTGGGAGCCGGAGGGTGAGAGAGTATGAAAAAGATCATTAACGGTAAAGTGTATGACACTACAACCGCCAAGCGATGTTCAGATGTTATTGACATTGGGAGTGTCAATGAATTAGAATACTACGGTCTTACACTCTACAAAAAACGCACTGGAGAGTTCTTCTTAAGCCGCGACGTGTATCGCGGTGACTTGGATAACGGAATTATTCCACTTACTTACGATGACGCGCGTGAGTGGGCGGAGAGCCATCTCGATGCAGATGATTATGAGTCGATTTTTGGCGAAATAACCGAAAATGACCGTGGACAGATACTTAGCTTGTCTATTTCTGCAGCTGCTGCTGAACGCGCTCGACGCGCGGCTGCTCAGCAGGGTTTGAGTCTGTCTGAGTACATCGAGGGGTTGATCCCGTGAGCTATAATCTGATCGGCCAACGCTTTGGCCGCCTGCGTGTGGCTGGCTTAGCTCCGCGCGGCGAAAAGTATCCTAAACAGCAATGGTGGCACTGCGTGTGCGACTGTGGTCGCACGATTGACTTGCCTACGGGGCACTTGACCGATGGCAAATGGAAATCTTGCGGCTGTCTGCAATCGGACAGCCGTAAAGTGGACATTACTGGTGAGCGACGCGGCAGCTTGACCGCGGTACGTCCGACTGATAAAATCAAGCACAAAAGCCATGGCGGCAGCGTTATTTGGGTGTGGCGCTGTGACTGCGGGAAAGAAATTGAGGCACCAGCGTCAAGCGTCGGTCCCAATGGGCGAACGAGCTGCGGATGCATGAGGAAAACGCTTAACGAAGCGCAAGCAGCGGAAATGCGGCGGAGGGCCGAACCTCTATTTGTCGAGGGAACGAATCTGGCGCGGCTTGCAATCCGGACCCCTAAAAACAACACCTCAGGGGTTAAAGGAGTTTGCTGGCATAAACGCATGGGCAAATGGCATGCGACAATCGGATTTAAGGGAGTGCGGTATAGCCTCGGATATTATGATCGCCTCGAAGACGCTGCAGCTGCTCGAAAAGCAGCAGAAGATAAAATGTTTAAACCTATGCTTGAGGATTATAAGCAGACGGACGATGTATTGTTTGCAGGCGAGCCGTGAGATTGATATGATATCATGATACCGCAGAGA